GGGTCTATCATTTGGCATCTCTACCCACGTCGGCGAAACGCGGGCATCCACTATTATATTCCACCCTTATAACATATGGGTAGTGATACCAGAAGGATGGATATGGGCATCTGTATATACACGCCGTGTAAAGCTGCCCATATGCAAGCACGCCAACGGCTACGCTGGCGAGCGAGCAGATCATCGCTCCATCAGGCGGTCTATTTTCTCTTCTATGCGATCAAAGCGCGCCACGATCTGCGCCATGACGGCTGTGCTGTCTGCCTTGGTGACGTAATCCTTTGCCATTTCTTCGCGGGTCTTGTTGAGCAGAATATTGAGGCGCTGCATCTCGTCCACAGCGCTTTTCAGCACCCAGCCGATCAAGCCCAATCCGGCAGTAAGAGCCGCCGTCCAAAGCATCTCGGCTTCCATTATGCCGCTTCCTGTTCTGTCCAGACCGCCGATGGCACAGTTTCAACCTGCCACTTAAACCGCGCTGGCCCGACAACCGGCACACCGGCCACGATGTCAGACGCCGTTAATGCTTGGCTCTGAGTGACGCTTGGAGCGCCGACCGTAGGCACACCAGCCGTAATGCTGTCAGCCGTTAAGCTGATAACTTGCGTTATCGTTGACGCAGCGACAGTCGGGGTGCCGGACGTAATGCTGTCAGCCGTTAGCTGCTCATTCGGTATAAGCGTGACATTGCCGACCGTAGGCGCACCGGCAGTAATATCGTCGGCAGTAAGCTGCGTGTCAGCGCCAATCGACGGCGTACCGACAGTTGGAACACCAGACGTAATATCAACCGCTGTGAGCGTGTGTGCTTGGCTAATCGTTGACGCAGCCACCGTGGGTGTGCCAGCGGTGATGTCGGTGCTTGTAAGCGATTGACCCGACGAAACGCTTGGCGTTCCTACTGTCGGCGCACCAGCGGTGATGTCGGCTGACGTTAGAACGTGCGCTTGACTGATCGTTGAGGCGGCAACAATGGGTGCGCCAGCAACAATATTATCAAGGCCAAACGCTGCATCTGCAACAGCCCCTGTGTCGGCTAGCGGGGCAGACGCTAAGGGGCTGAAACCTAGCATGTGTCGTTACTCCTTATGGCTTCGTCGGCCAAGTGACATTCGTTGGAAACCCAGACTGACTTGGGATGTCACGCAGCGCCTGTCTGTACGTCTGCATCTCTGATGTCATCGTGTTGTCTGACAGTGCCAGATAATCGGTTTCTGCGATCAAACTGTTGCGTTCCTGACGAACTTCCGCTGCCGCCCTATCGTTAGCACCGGCAGCCCATGCTGCTTCTTCAGCTTGGCGAGCAGCTATTTCATCTGAAGTCATGTCGGTTAATGCGCCGTTTACATACTTTTTCATTATGCCACTCCGTACAGTCTAATTTTACCGCTTTCTATTGTTCCGCTAGCCATAGAGATTTGAATATCTGTGACAACGGTAGTGGCGTCATAACTGCCGCTTAAATCGGTGTGCAAAAGTTTAGCACTATCCACCGCAGTGTATGAACCATTCATACAAAACCGCAGCGCCGAACTGTTCGCCCCATACAAGTGATAATTAAAATCAAAACCATCGCTGATAGATCCATAATTTCGGAGCATTTCAATGTGGTTTGCACCACCAATAACTCCAAGATTGAGTGAACCAGAGCCATTGCTAGCGACATATCTATAACGTCCAGCCATATTATAGTCTGTGCTTCCTGACTTAAAAGTTGAGCCTCCATCTGTGCTAACCCTCAAATAAAAGGTTAGTGTGCCAGAGCCAGTTATGTCTTCCCCCAGCAACTGAAATATAGAAAAATCACTAGGCAAAGACAGATTAACACTTGAAGTAGACGACGTTATGTCTGTGGTTGAAACGTGTGATAATACTAAAGGCATAACTTATTCCTTATACGGCTGTAGAGCCATCCATGTCATCCTGCGCCATCACCCAAGCATAACACTTATCCATAAATGTAGAGCCAGACGCAGCTTCTACATCTGTTAGATTTGCATTGTAGCGTTTGAAGTCCACCTCGCGGGTGTCATCGTTAGGTGAGCTTGTTGCATAAGCCGACAGATCAATCATTACGGTAAACTTGGGGTCTGACCCACGCTGACGCGAGATGCTCGCTGTAACGATGCGGTAATATGCACCTGAAAACGAAATGCCATAATCGGAATTCGCTTCAGATATGTTGTGTTGAATAGCCAATTGGTTTCTCCTTTAGGCAAACGTACATTCGGTGGTTCTAATGTTTGCCACCCATCTAATGTTATGGCTCGCTTCACCAGTACAGGTGATAGCTAATGCGTTGTTCGTATTATCGGCTGAGAGAGCCATGCCCCACCCAGATGAGTTTTGGATGACTGTAGTTGCGGAGTTAGCAAGTGTGGTTGTGCCACCATCATTCACCAGCAATCCCTCAATCTTCCATGAGGCATAGGCTTGTGCGCCGTTTTGCATGGCAGTGATTGTACCATCAAAGGTGATGCATGTGTCAGAGGCAGCTACGATTTGGTTATCTGTATCTGCTGCACTGTTAGTTGTAGTTAGAACTGTAGCAGTTGCGTCTGTTGTATCTGCCCTTAAAATAAACTGACCACCTTGCGCATCTCCTGCGGCAGCAAAACTACCAGACGCATGAGCTTTTTTTCCTGTAATTGCAGCCTTTGCATAGTACCCAGTAGCTATTGCATAAGTTTCTGATGCCGTACTATTTTGACCAAAGATGAAACAATGTTGACCAGACGCGGTATTTGATGCACCACCTAAAATAACACTGTTTGAACCTGACACAGTATTGCTTGACCCAGCAAGAATACCACTTCGCGCCCCCGTCACACTGTTGTTTTGACCGCCGGACGCAATGGCATAGTAACCTGACGCAGTGTTACCTTTTCCTCCTATAGCTGAAGCATTTAAATCACCTTGAGCAATGTTATTTTCGCCAATTGCAACGCCACCCGTATTAGTTGTTTTTGCAAGCTTGCCCATCGCAATACTATTAGCACCAGTAGCGCCATAGCTTGAGGTGTTGTTGTCGATGACCGCCGCAAAGCTGCTATTGCCAGAAGCAAGTGATTGGGCAATCGACACGCTCTCAGAACCCGTACTTTGCGCATTTGAGCCGAGAGCCATTGCATCGGTGCCAGTGGCATCAGTATTTCGGCCAATCGCGATTGTCGATGACGATGCCCCAGCGACAGCAGCCTCGCCAATAGCTATAGATCCAACGCCGGTTGCCGTTCCATCAAGTGCCGCGAATGACAACGATGCGCTCGCTACGGCGTCAAAACCAAGAGCTATACTATTGCTGGCCGTGGCTTCAGCATTTCGCCCGATACTTACGGCGTTAGTGCCGCTGGCGACCGGCTTGGTGGAAGACCCATCGTAGTTTTCAGCAAACAGCTCACCCTGAAATAAATCTTCAGCCGTAGCCCCGATAAACACAGTAGCAGATCCGCTAAGGTTAATCGCTGCGTCTGAGTTGCTGCTTTCGCTTACCGTGCGTGTAAGGGTAGTGCCAGAGCTTGTATAGGTGCCTGTGCCTATCTCAAATGCACCGCCAGTATCTTCTATGACGTACCTTACTACATCTGCATTTGCCACGCCAGCATCGGCAAAGGTCTGATAGCCGCTCTCGGCGCTGCCAAGCGTAATGGTTCCAGTGCCTGTGGTACTGGTGGACATCTTTGCCCGATTTTTTAAAACGGCCATTGCTCAGCCCCTTATGCTGGATCTGGAATGCGAATGTCTGATGCTGTCAGAGAAAATGTGTTTCCAGAGGTCACAGCCTGTGATGATGATAATGCGCCGGTAGCAAGCAAGCGGCTGTTGCCGGTGTCAGTGATCGCATAATGCGTTGCCGTTCCGGTAGCAGTCACAGACGCGCCAGTAATAGCTGCCAGCGTAACCTTACGTCCGTTTGGCGAGGCATCGGCGGGGGCCGATATGCTTATGCTGGTTTCATTGCCAAGCGTCAGCGTGCTTGTTGCAGCGGCATATGTGGTTGGCTCAGATGAGCATATATCAACTCTATTTGCCTCG